TTTTTTTTTTTTCTCTATATTTAAACAGAAAACCCCAAGAGACACCCCTACTCTACTTATACTAGGTTTCGGTGGTTTCCGGTGGGTTTTGGTGGGTGGGAATGGGTTAGCGTGGGTTTGGTATGGTTTGCCGTGGTTTGACCCGGCGAGCAATCTTTGCCCGCATAATCACACAGCAATCCCACCTCGCCAAAATATCCACCAGCCCGCTTGACGACGGACGGAATCGGATTTATATTAATGGCATCGGAACGGGCGGGAGGCAAAGCTAGAGCACAAAGCCAAGTTCGGGACGAAGTTAGATTTAATTAGATATTAGACAATCAAACAATAATCACCCTAACCAAGGAGACACAAGATGAAAACAAAATCTCAATACAAGAAACCCAGTAGCAAAGCCCTGTGGCAAGCCTTTGGCCCAGAGAGCAGAGCATTGATAGGCATCCCTACCAAACAGGCTTGGACATCCAGCCTTGGCCTTTTTATCAGGAAGTACTCAAGCAGCAAGGAACGTGAGCTCGGCGTGATGACTCGGGAGACTAAGAATAACAAGATTTTAGTTATCCAAGGCGGTGCCAAGAGCCAAGCAGGCTCTCATAAAATGGTCTGCTTTGTACCAACCCAGGCTGTGCAGATTAAGGGACTCCTGATTCAGAGCCTGGCCTGGTCGATTCAGGAAATCTTTGGTCAGGACTTTAGAGCAAGCCAGGCAGACCTGCGGGGCCTAGTTGACTTATGGCAGGGCTTGTATGGGGCCTTGAGCAATGAACAAGCCAGGGGCCTGATTAAGTGTATTATGGTTAAGGATTCCAAGGGGAACCTAGGACTCCTCTCAACCAAGATTCTCCTGAATCAAGAGGGCTTGTGGCGGGTGGTTCTTACTAAATCAGAAGGATGCTTGACAAGCCGGGAGATTTGCCTAGAGGTGAATGATGAGGTAGCCTATCCATTCGCTTGGATTCACGAGCCAGTGGCCGGGTGGCTGGCAGGCCGAACTGGAGTAGCGGGAGCTGGAATCAGAAATTAATCCTGCCAGCCTATCAATCAAAACCCCCATCAAACAAACCAACCTAGAGAAAAGGAGCTAGAGACAATGTGGAATGATAATCTGAAGAATATAACCAAGATTGAGGGAGTGCCAGCAGAGGAAACGGAACCAGGCCGGACTTGGCTCCTATTAGGAATCTGTGGGGCAGGAGGCAAGGAGGAGCCCTTGGTCAAAGTAGAAGGACTTCCTGCAATGACCCCACAGGAATTTGCCAAGTGGCTTTGGACTGCAAGCCAGGAGCCAGGGGAGAGGATTCGACCGCTCGGTCGGGAGCCTAGAGGAATCTGGCGGGCAGAGGAGCAAAGCAAGGAGACCTTAGCCAAGATGACCAAGTGGAGAGAAGAATGGAACAAGGTCAGACGGAAGTATCCTAGCAAGTCCAAGCAGGAGATTGATGAGATTGTTCGGGAGAAACTGGCAGGGCTGGAGAGATTCCAGGAGAACTGGAAGGAAGCCTTGGAGCAGAATTTAGATGCCTTGATTCAGGAAATATGAGGGAGAGCAGGAGATGAGTAGAATTAGATTCCAGGATAAGATTGTGGTTTGGCCTCGGGCCCTGAGAGTGTTAGAGCAGGAGCCAGGTCCAGTAGAGCTCCGGGCAAAAATTGGAATTATGGAACTCGGCCGGATTTCCCTGAGACAGGTGAAAGTAGTTTTGGTCAGGAGACGGGATGATGGTAGCTGGATTGGAGGCCAGGCTCTGGTCTTGTGGCAGGCTCGGAGTGAGGAGAGCGCTAAGGCAGATGGCCTGACCTGGGACTCAGAGCCAAGTGCATTAGCAAAGCTAGAGGCCAGGCTGGAGAGTGGACAGCAAGTAGAGCTGGGCTGGATTTCTGCCGGTCGCTGGTGTATTGGACAGAACAAGAAGGATTTGAGAGAAGCTGTGGAGGCAGGGATATGGAAGGAGGATTGAGGACAGAGGGCAGGGCCAGGCCTGGAGAGGAATCCCTGCAAGATTCAGTTGCTAGGGCAGGTCTTTATATTCCCACTCGCAGGGGAATCGAGGCAAGCAGTGTGGCCGGGTATCTGGAAGGACTTCAGGATTGTTGGAGGAGACTTGAGCAAATGCAGGAAAGTGAAACAGAAAAGGCCTTGTGTAGAATGCAGGCCAGGAAATTGGAAATCAAGATTAGATTATGGAAGGAAGCAAGTGATGTCGATGAATGCTAAGGAACGATTGCAGGTATTGCGGAGTGTGGATGCTGGAATTGAGGCCCTGCTGGAGCTGAAGAGAAGAATGAAGAGCTGGACAGATGAGGAATGGAACCAAGGGGCTTTTGTTTTAGGGATTGTTCTGCCGGAGGCAGGAGCTGAGGAGGGAGCCGGGGAGCAAGAAGGAATGGCTCCGTATTCAGCTCGTGTGCAACAGTTCCTGACTGGGGAGGAGTTTATTCTGACCCAGCTCCTGGTGCAGCTGAATGAGTCGATGATAAGACAGGAGGGGCTGGAGCAAGGAGCCAAGAGCAAAGAGCAAGAAATCCGAGCCAAGGCTAAGGCTCTGGGTCTGAGTGTATTAAAAGGAGGCCTCGGGAATGGCTGGAAGAACTAGGATGGAGCCAAGGGAGGAATCCAAATCCTCCCTCCCACTGACTCAAGAGCAGCAGGATTGGGTGGATGCCCTGATTGCAGGAAAACCGAATTTTCTTTCTGCTAGGGCAGGAACTGGAAAGACCAGTACGATTTTAGCAGGACTGGAGGCCTTGGCAGGGAGCCCAGGCAAGTGGAGCCCAAGTATGTTTACCTTGGTGGCCTTTAATAAGGAGAACCAGCTGGACCTGCAGAGAAAAGCAGCTGGGACTGGTGCTCAGATTGCCACGCTGCATAGTCTTGGCTTTGGTGCCCTGAGGAGATACAATCGGAGCCTAGAGCTAGATTCCAAGAAGATTTTCCAGCTGATGGTAGAGGCTGGATTCAAGGGGAAGAACCGGAGAGCAAGGTTTAGTGAAACAATGCGACTGGTTAGTGTGGCAAAGAACTGGGGCCTGGGGGCAGGCCTTTTGGAGGACAAGCCAGATGAATGGATTGACCTGGCTGATATGTATTGCTTGCACCAGGCGGATTTGGAGATAGCCCGGGAGGCCCTGGGGAGGAGTAATAAGCTAGCCAGGGAGAAAGGCTTGGTAGACTTTGATGATATGGTCTATCTGCCCTTAGTTTGGAAGCTAGGCCTGGAGACCAGAGCCGGGGTGATTGTAGATGAGGCCCAGGATTTGAGCCCTCTGAATCTGGCCCTGCTTAAGAAAACCCCAGGGAAGAAGTGGTATGTAGGAGACCCGTTTCAATGTATCTATCAATTCAGAGGAGCCAGAGGAAGTGGGAGCCTGGGTGCTGGATTGGAGGAACTCCCACTGACCACTTGCTGGAGGTGTGATAGGGAGATTATCCAGGAGGCCAGGAAGTGGGTCAGGGATATTCAGGCAAGGCCAGGGGCCAGGAGTGGAGAGGTTCTCCATGAATGCAGACATGTGGATTGGACTAAGGAGCAGCCAGGGGCATTGCTGGCAAGGAATAATGAGGATTTGGTAGATGTGGCCTTGGCTCTGTGGAATGCAGGCAGGCCAGTGTATATCCTCGGACGAGATTTCGGGCGGGCTTTGTTGGATGCCTTGGAGGAGATTCATGGAGACGGAGCAGGGCTCAGGACTGGAATTAAGAGCTGGGCTGAGCATAAGGCAGACCGGTATCCGAATCAAGCCGGGCATTATTTGGCTCTGGGCAAGGTACTCCTAGCATTCTGGTATGCTTTCAAGGGTAGGAAGAGAATGGAGACCAATATCGAGACGTTCTTCTCTGATCAGCCGAGGCCTGGTGCTTGGGTCTTGAGTACAATCCACCGGGCTAAAGGAAAGGAATGGGATGAGGTCTGGCTCTTGGATTGGGAGCGGGAAGGTAGTGAACCTTGGGCCTTGGAAGTAGAGAGAAATCTGCATTATGTTGCAATCACAAGAGCAAGGCATCGGTTGCATATTGTGCCTGAGCCTTGGTGGCAGGAGGGAGGAGTTTTAAAGGATGAGTGAACTAGAAAGAAAAGGAATTAGGCAGAGCATACGGCCTGGACAGATTCACCTGGTGAGGGATCAGGACGGGCAGGTATGGCTTGCGACTAAAGAGGGAGCCTGCTGGATTGGACTATGGGGAGAGCTCTTGATGTTTGTAGAGGACCTTGGGAGCCCAGAGGACTTAGCAGGGGAGCTCGCTCGGTTGAGACACCTGGCGAGGCTTTTGGATCAAGAGGGAGACCGGATAGCTGGCCTTGTTGGCTTGGCTCGGGATTTGAAGAAAGGAAGGAGTTGGTGATGTATGGACTTGAATGGAAATGGAACTGCCCGGAGGAACCTACAGGAGTTGGGCTTTGTGCAGTGAGAGAATTTGGCTGGGCAGGCTGGTTGGATCAGGTGGTTTTGATTGGAGCAGGATTGTGGTTGGCTTGGATGCTAGTCAGGATTTTGGTTTGGACCTGGAAGGGAGAGGTTAAGATTACTCTGACAGGCCTGTTGATTCTGTTCTGGCCTGGGTATCTGGTCTGGCTCCTTGTTCAGATCTGGTGGATTGGAGCTGGAGCAGGCATCGAGCCATGACCCAAGGAGGAACCCAAAGAATGAGCACGGAATATTTTCTTGACATCTGGACTCGGGTGTATTATATTTTAGTCGGATTAGTTGGACTGGGGGCATTGGGATTTTGGCTGGTCTGGATTCTAGCTAGCCTTGGAGACATGGAAGGCAAGAGATTGGCTTTCTGGCTCCTGGTCTTGGCATGCTGCCCAGGTTTGTTTTATTTAATTCTAAATGGAGTGTGGAATGAGTGTTTTAGAAGGACTGGAGAATTGGATTGCAGGAGAGAAGAGCAGGTTGAATGGAGAGACCAAGGGTCTCCCAAGACCAATGCTCGCAAGCAATCTAGTGGAACGAGGGGTGAGCAGACTCGGAGAGCTCAAGTATCCCTGCTATGCTAGTTTTAAAATAGATGGATATAGGTGCCTGGTCTGGCATGGAAGAGCTTGGACTCGGAGTGGGAAGGAGCATGAAGCCAGGGGAGTCCAGGAGTTGGCTCGGGCTCTAGAAGACCGGCTGCACCTAGGGGACTGGGCACTGGATGGGGAGCTCATTGTACCAGGACAGGACTTTAGCAAAGCTGGTGGCTGGCTGCGGAGACAGGATTTCAAGGGACCACTGAGATATGTTATCTATGATCTCGTGGCTCCTGGTCTGGGATTCAGGACAAGGCTAGATGTGATGAAACATATGCAAGGGCAGCTGGAGGAGCAGGAGGTCCGGGGTCTTGAGCATCTCCCTCTCCGCTGGCTCCGGCATTGGTGGGTAGAGAATGAACAGGAGCTTCTGGACTTAGAACAGGCTGCTCTGGAACATGGAGAAGAAGGCTTGTGTACCAGGGATCCCTATGCAGAATATAAGCATAAGAGGGGGACCTTGCGAGACCAGTGCTTGCTCAAGCTAAAACGCTGGGATCAAGCAGAGGCTCGGGTGATTGGGGTGCTGCCAAGAATGGAGAACCTGAATCCACAGGAAGAGCAGGCCTGGGGCTTGGTAAAAAGAAGCTCCGCACAGGATGGGCTTGTGGAAACAGATGCCCTGGGAGCCCTAGAGGTAGTTGGAATCAATGGACCCTGGGCCGGAGTAGAGTTCCGGGTGGGGAGTTTTCTCGGCTTGGATGATGAGGACAAGAGGGAGGCCTGGAGGACTCGGGAGCAGCTCAAGGGACAGATTCTGACTTATAAGTGGCTCCCGATTGGAAGTAAGGACAAGCCAAGACATCCTGTGTTTCTGGGTTGGAGACCAGATTGGGATTTGGATGGAGAGCAGGAGGACAAAAGCAATGGCTAGGATAGAGGAACTGCTCCCTGAGTTTAGAAAAGGGGCAAAGATTAGATTATCCCACTGGGATGAAGAGATTTATATTTTCCAGGATAAGAAAGGATTTATAGTGGATAATCAAGGAAAAGCTAGATTGTTTTATTCTGATGAGCTCTTGTCAGATAAATGGGAACTCTATAAAGACCCTATTGACTGGGATGCTGTTATCAGGAACAAATGCCTGTGCTGGTTTGCAGATGTGGATATAGAAAAGCCTAATTTTGCAGACAGGTTGAGAGCAGTTATAGAGAATGAGAGCGGGATTAAGTATATGACAGCAGGAAAAGTTGTCTTTACTCAATGTCGGCCGGTTCTCAGTGATGAGGTGAATTTCTATGAGAATGAATATCTGAGAAGAAAGTGGAGGATGGCTGGAAAATGCAAATAGAGAAGAAAGAAAAGCAGGTTAAGAAAACTCGGCCGTTGACCTGGGATGATTTCAAGCCAGGCAAGTATATGCGAGTAACTTGGAAACATGGCTCGGAGCTTTGTATGTGTGCAGGTCGCTTAGCCGATAATTGGATCTCCTTGCTCTCCATGGATAGTCTTGGAGCTTCGTGCTGGAGAGTCTGCAGGAATGATCTCAGAGCAGGGTTTTGTACCCTGCGAGGTGGTCTTGTGGTGGCAAGAGTGTACAGAGCGGATGAGGTAAGGAAAGCAAGGGCAGAAACTAATCGGGAGACCTATAATAGAATCCATGCCGGGAACCCAAAGGAGAAACTTTGGACTAATGAGAGACAAAGAAAAGAGCTGGAGAAGGAATGGAAGCTCTGGCTGGAGAAGAAAGGAGCAGGAGAATGACTGATTGGAAGATTTCAATGCTGAAAACAGGGATGGGAGTTAAGGTGAGGTATGCTGGCTCTGATAAACTAGACCTGTGTGTTGTTTTTAAGGGCAGATATATGGGTAAGCATAGAGCTCTCCTAGTAGATGCTACTAGAAATGAAACCTTGTTTTGGGCAACATGTCGGGCTCTTCTGCAGAAATCAGGACAGCTCTATCCGGATTCTAAGAGCCAGATTGTGGAGACATTCAAACCAAACCAGAAACAGCTTCGCCAAGCCTGGAAGAATCTGAAGAACTCTCAGTATAATAAAATAAACCTGATTGGAGAATATCCACTCGGGAAAGGAAAGGAGAAAAAGGATGCCTTGTGAAGCAAGTTATGCAAGTCCTAGAGACCTCATGGAAAGAGCACTAGGGAGCCAGTATGGAATCAGGGTAAGGTTCTCGAATAGAGCTCAAGCTCAGGCAATGAAGAATCGGTGCCAGAGTGTAATTAGTATTGACAGGAAGCAGAGCAAGAAGATCTGGAATCCGGATGACCCTGCTTGGAATAAGAGTGCCTATGATGGACTGACCTTTCTGCTCCGCCAGGAGTGGGAGCTGATTGGAGCAGGACCTGAGGCATGGAATCAGGAATGGACCTGGCTGTATATTAATCCAGAGCATTGCCCGAATACTGGCCTGGTGATTGAGGAACTCGGGCCAGATGGTGGGGAGCAGGAGAACCTGGAGCAATCTGTGGATATATAAATCAAAGCAATCTTTTCTTGCAAAAACTTTTCCCCAGATTATTGACTTTTTTCAAATTATTTATTATATTAATTGATGTCATTGAGAGCGGGTGGGACGGATTTGGAGCAGATATTAAATCCAAGCCCAGCCCTCCTCCCTAGACTAACTCCATAAAGCGGGAGGCTTGATTGCCAATTCTTCCTCCCGCCCTAACGAGGGGTTCTGCGGTAGATTAGCTCTGGTGGTTCGACTCCACCCTCCTCGACTTTGTATAAAGGGTAGCTCCCAGTTTAACAAGGAAATTTAAAATGGTACAGTTTACAAATGAAACTATTCGGTCTGATATCAAAGTTAACAAGGTTGATTACACCATCCCTTGCCCGTTTGAAGAAGGTCATGTTTGCACAGCAAATGAAGCCAAGGCTTTGAATCAGCTCCTGAAAGAAAATGTTCGGAATAACTTCTCTGCTCGAATCAAAGCAGACGCTCCGGTTCCGACCCAGGAAGAATTCGATGCTTATGTTGCCGGTTATGAATTTGGTATTCGCTCAATCACCAGCACTGATCCGGTTATGAAAGAGATGATTAAGATTGCAGAAAATCTGGTTATGAAATCTCTGGAAAAAGCAGGCGTCACGAAGAAAGCCCTGGGCACTGAGAACTTCAATAAGAAAGTGGATGAAATCCTGGGTAACCCGGATTATGAAGCTAAGATTCGTGCTAAGGCTGAACAGATCATCGAGATCAAAGCAAGCGCAATGGACTTGTAATTGAGAAGGAGAGCTGGGAATGAGAGGAAAAGCAGGACTTTCCAATTCACTCCAGACTCTCCTGCTTTTATTTAATCAAGCTCTGGGTGAGAGGTTTGGAGTTAAGATTAGAGTCAGGGCAAGCGGTTTGATTGGGCAGGACTATGCCCGGTTAGCTGCTAAGCTTAAGCAGGATTTTTATAAAGCCAGGAAGTTGGCTCCTGAGTATCAAGACCTAATTTTATTATCCACCTCAGACCCAGAGATTTTTATGATTTTAAAAAGAGGAGAATCCAATGGCACGGACAGATTGGAAAATGATTTCCCTCAGGATTCCTCCGGAAGTACACTGGGTTCTGAGGAAATATTCTAAGGGAGAGTATCAAGTTGCCCTTAGGGAATTGATTAAGAGATATGCAAGAAAGCTGGTTCTGAAAGCCAAGCAGGAAGCTGGGCAGGAGGAACTAGTTGAGCTTGAGAATGTAGAATGTTTTTTAAATGGAGGAGTTAGTGATGACAGCGGAGAATGATTTGGAAGTGGGAGCAGGACAAGGGCAGGCTATTAATTCCTCTGCTCCTGCCAATCCAATAGGCATAGCTAGCAAAGCTAGCATTGATGAGCTCTTCAGCATGGATCCTCAGTTTTACACTGAGGAAAACCTGGCAGCTATTGTAGAGCGGCTCCGGGCAGGCCGAGGGAAATGGTTGCAAGAGAGCAAGGGATCTGGGAATAGATCCACTGGCAGGGGAAAAGCTAAGCTCAGCACAGAACAGGCAATGAACCTGTTGAACAATCTGGTGATTGATATTTAGGAGAGGGAAATGGAAAATGGTAGCAACGGGCAAGGGGTTGGAGACCAAAGGCAAGGGAAATCAAGCCCAGCCCAGGTCCAGCCGAAAGAATTCCCAGAGAACAAAGCACTCTCTCAAGTCCAACCAGGACTGCAGGTTATCTGGGATGCCACCTCTCTTAGTGCTCTCAAGGAATGTCCTCGGAAATATTACCTGGGAATCCTCTGTGGGTACCAGCCGAAGACCAATGCAGTGGCACTCAATTTTGGTATTCTATTCCACTCGGCGCTTGAGGGCTTTTACAAACGAGCTTTTACTGGATGCAGCTATGAAGAGAATCTCAGAGAGACGCTGCGAGGAATTGCTTTGGACCCGCTTAGAGCAGAGCTCCAGGAAGCCAATGATCCGGTGCGAGGAGTGGAGACCTTAGTCAGAGTCCTAGTGGAATACCTTGATTTCTATCAGGATGAGCCAGCAGAGACTGTGGCCTTCCCTGGTGGGGACATCGGAGCGGAGCTGCATTTTCAATATGAAACTGGCCTGGTGGCCAGCACTGGAGAATCCTTTGCAATGGCAGGGAATCTGGACAGAGTGGTGAAAATGCCGACTGGGCTCTTTATCATGGACCACAAGACAACAAGCATGGCCTTGAGTCAGTTCTATTTCCAACAATATGACCTGGACACTCAGATGACTAATTATGCTATAGCAGCAGATGTGGTATTTGGAGCACCTGTGAGGGGAGTCATCATCGACGGGGTGAAAATAAAAGGTCAGCCTGAGTTCTCCCGCTATATGACTATGCGGAGTAAGGAAGCCTGTGATGAATGGCTTGGGGAGCTCCAGCATTGGTTCCGCTTGGCGGAGTATTTTGCTCAGGTAGATTGTTGGCCTGCCAATGATAAGAGCTGTAATAAGTTCTCTGGGTGTCCGTTTCGGGAAGTCTGCAAGGCTCCAAAGAATCTCCGGAAGAAAGTGCTGGAAGAGCAATTCAAGCAAAGAACTTGGGATCCATCTCAGGAGAAAAGCTAGCATGGAAGATTGGCAGCTTTGGATTCTTGGTTGCCTGGTGCTTATGGTGGTACCTTGCCCTTGGAACTTTAATTTAATACTTGGTTTATTTGTGCTGGCCTGGTTGAGAGTCCAGCTGAAAAGGAGAAAATAAGATGGCTTTATTGAGTGAGTTGAATGAATCAGAGCCAGTGAAAATGCTGGTGATTGGCGATTCTGGTGGTGGGAAGACGGGGAGCTTGGCTAGCTTGGTCAAGGCTGGGTATAAATTGCATATCTTGGACTTTGATAATGGCACGGCTATTCTTGGGAAGCTCCTGGATAAGGACTCCCAGAGCAAGGTAGAGATTGAAAAGTTCCAAGATAAGATGAAAGCTACGCCAACAGGCCTGGTTGTAGATGGAATGCCTAAGGCTTTTGTTGGGAGCTTGAAGACTCTGACAGAATGGACTGGGAAGTATAAGGATAAGAAGGATATAATTGTAATTGACTCGTTCTCGTTTCTTTCCAACGCTGTGATGAGATATACCTTAGCGCAGGCTGGCAGACCGAATGGACCAGCTCAGCTCCAAGATTGGGGAATTGCACAGAACTATTTGACTAATGTGCTGAGTCTGCTCTATTCCAGTGACATAACCTGCTCTGTTCTGATCCTGGCTCATATTAAATATCTGGAAGCAGATGGTGGCTTGAAACAAGCTCAGGTGAATACACTTGGCTCGGCTCTGCCTCCCACGGTGGGGAGATATTTCAATAACATGGTCTGGGTTGGAATGTACGGTGGGAAGAGAGTGATTAAAACCAAGGCCTCGCCGACGATGGCCTTGAAGACCAGTGCTCCTGGCTTGGTGAAAGACCAGTATGAATTGGAGACTGGTATGGCAGAGATTTTCAAGGCTTTGGAAGGATAGTTGGGCAGGGTTCTCATGCCTACCCCAGAGCCCAAGGGCGGCTCTTTAATCTAGCCCTTCATCTAATGGACAAAGGTAGGATAGGCCTACGCTAGTCCACCTCAATTAACAAGGAAATTTAAAAATGTCAAACACTGTTGATTTTTCATCGATTCTCAGTAAAAAAGCAAGTGATGTTGAAGCACCGGCCTCGTTCCCGGCAGGTTCGTATAATCTCCTGGTTCTGGGCTATCAATTCGGTACCAGTGCCAAGAAACAAACTCCCTATGTAGAATTTGAATTTGGTGTACAGGCTCCGGGTGAAGATGTTGACCAGGAAGAATATGCAAAAATCAAGAACCCTGCAGAGAAACATCTGAAAGCTCAGTTCTACCTGAGCGAAGAAGCTCTGTTCAGACTCAAGGACTTCTTGAAATCCTGTGGCCTGGATGTAGATTCAGAAAGAACCTTGGGTGAAATCCTGCCGGAAGTTGTCAATACCAGTGTAATTGGTATTATCAAAAAGGAAATGGCTCAGGATGGTTCTGGCCGTGAGTTCACAAGACTGAATTCTTTCTTAGCTCAGTAGGGTTGATTTAGAGCCAGTGGGATGGAGAGCAAGGACAGGATTAAATTAATTCTGCCACTTCCTCCCTCCACCTCCTGGCTCTTTTATTTCTAGGAGAATCATAAATGGAAATTTTTTTAGATCAGATTATTATTGAAGCTGGGCGGCAAAGACAGGACCTGGGTGATCTTGAGGGCTTGAAGAAAAGCCTGCTGAATCTTGGCCTGTTGAATCCGCTGGTTGTGGAGCCAGCCGGCTCCGCGTTCCCGGATAAATTCAAGCTCATCGCTGGGGAAAGAAGATACACTGCAATCAAGGAACTCCAAGCAGAACAGCTCTGGGCAGGTCCTGTGTCAGTTACCTTGTTCCAAGAGCTGGATCAGAAAACCAGATATCTGCTTGAACTGGATGAGAATATAAAAAGAAAAGACCTGGATTGGAAGGAATACTGTCAGGCCCTAGACAAGATGTTCTCCCTCTGCCAGCCAAGCACGATTGAAGCTTTTGCCCAGGAGATTGGGATTAATCGGAACTCTGTTGGGAAGGCCCTTGCCGTAGCAAGTATGCTGGATGACCCGCTGGTTCAGCAGGCAAAGAATCTGTCCAATGCCTGGACTGTGGTAAGCAGAATCAATTCTAGAAAAATGGACAGCATGATTCTGGATATAAATGAACTGTTAGAAGAAGAAGAGGAAAATGAAGATGTGGAACTGGTTGAAGGAAGCCTGGCAGGATCTGCAGACGGACATGATGTATGTGAAACTGGCTTGGAAGCACGGAAAGAGACTGCTCCCGCTAATCTATTGGGCATGTCTGCTGCTGAGTGTTCTTCTCGGGGGATTTCTAGGGGCAGTAGTAGTGGCACTGGTTTGGGAGACAGTGAAACTGGCAGGGATGTAGGAATAGTGCAGGAGGTAGTAAAATCAAAGCTTGCCCCCACCCCTGCTCTTCCACAATATCAAATCCAGCAAGGGGATTTCTTTGAATTTGCCTCTAGCTACAAAGGCATCCCATTTAATCTGGTTCACTGTGATTTCCCCTATGGCATCGAGCACAGTCGGAGTGAACAAGGTAGCACAGCTACTTATGGTACCTATGAAGACACAGCGGATTTGTATAAGAGTCTGATTCAGACCTTGCTCCAGCACAAGGATCAGCTCATTGCTCCAAGTGCCCATGTTGTTGTCTGGCTTTCCTTGAGATACGAAGAATGGACTAAGCAGGAATTTGCAAAGCATGGATTCACCTGGAACATGCAACCATTTATTTGGTTCAAGAAAGATAATAAGGGAATCATTGCGGATAAAGACTGTGGCCTCCGGAATGTTGGAGAGTATGCCTTGATTTTCAACCGTGGTCGAAGAAAGGTTTGTAAGAATATCTCTAATATCTTCCCCTGGCAAACCACAAAGAAATTCCATGCGAGCGAAAAGCCTGGGCCAATGCTGGATTATTTGTTCTCTGGACTAGCGGATGAAACAAGCAGAGTCCTAGATCCCACCTGTGGTTCTGGCACAGCTATCCACGCTGCCATGCATGCAAATGCAGAGCTGGCTCTTGGCCTAGAGCTTGACCAAGGTTTTGCAGAGAAAGCAAAGGAATGGCTGGAATTGGAAAAGAAAACCAAGGGAATTCAAAAAGGACTTCCTGAGGTGGAGATTAATCTAGAGGAGCTTGAGATATGATTTGGAACGGTTGGTTGTCCTGGGATATTGGTGACCAAGATCTTTCTGTGAATTGGACATGTGAGGAGACCTGGCTTGGAGACGGCCAGCGGGAGCTCGATTGGGATATCAGAGCAGAGGATTCCTGTGGAAAATCCTGGCCACTGAACCAAGATCAGGAGACCCAGATTATTGAATACCTGAAAGACCAAGGAGAAGTCCAATGACAAAGATTGTTATTCTTGTTGACTATCCAGGGAAAACAGATTTGCTTACAAGGAACCTGCTTAGTGGAGCCACCGGGAGGCTCTTCTGGGATGCCTGGAATAGTTCAGACCTGAAACATGAATATGACAAGCAAGTGTGGAGTGTGCTGCCAATCCGGCCAGGGGACGGGAAGCTGGAATCACTCTGCGTGAGTAAAAAAGAAGCTGAGCTTGCATATAAGCCCTATCCGTATAATTATATCAAGAGCGGGAAGTGGCTCCATCCTAAGTATTTTCCCTATTTGGAGGACTTGGCAAGGAAGCTCAAAGAGGCCAAGCCGAATCTAGTGCTTGCCCTGGGCCCCTTGGCTTGCTGGGCTATGATTGGAGACGCTCGGCTTACTGTGCACAGGGGAACTTGCTCTGTTGGACTCTGTGGAATCAAGACCTTGCCAAGTATCAATCCAGCGTCCCTAATGCGCGACTTCTCCCAGCTGCCTATTCTGAGTGCAGATCTGCTCAAAGCAGCAAGAGAAGCTCAGTGGCCTGAGGTTCGGAGACCAAAGAGAACTGTTCTTGTACCGGAGAGTAAAGAGGATTTGGACTGGGCTTGCGGGGAACTAATGAAACAGAGCAAGCTCAGCCTGGATATTGAAACCATTCCAGCAGCTAAGCAGATCACCTGTGTCGGCTTTGGCCTGAGCCCAGAAAAGGCTATTGTCTTTCCATTTACAGATAAGAACAAAGAATCAGGGCATTATTGGGATAATCCTATGGATGAGGTTCATGCCTGGTGTATCATAAAACAGATCTGTAAGAATCCAAAAATAGAAAAGGTTCTCCAGAATGGTCTGTATGATCTCCAATGGCTCTGGAGAATTTGCAATATTCCAGTCTATGGATTCCGAGATGATACCATGATTCTGCACCATTGCCTGTATCCAGAGCTCCAAAAGAGCCTGGGCTTCCTAGGGAGCATCTACACTAATGAAGGCAGCTGGAAACTAATGAGACGATTTGAAGAAAAGGAGTTGAAATAATGACTGATTCACTGCTTGATATTCTGGAAGAGGTCAAGGCTTGGCACCTTGAACAATTCCCAGATGCTACATATCAGGGTCAGCTGGCTAAGCTAGAAGAGGAACTATCTGAGTTCTACAAGGAAGAGGAATACTCTGATGCTTGGTATAAAGAACTGGCTGATGTATTCATTGTCCTGGCTGGTCTCTCCAGATGGCCTAGTTGGATTTGCACAACTCTTCGTATTTATTTTAATCAGTTCCACTATTGGAGCTCCAATGCAGATTCCCAGGCTAGGCTCCGGGAGGAAATCAAAGCTAAGCTGGCTAAGAACAAAGCAAGATCCTGGGTTCAACTTCCAGATGGTAGATTCAGACACCAGTCCTCAACTCCAGCCCAGCAAGGAGGCCCGACAGGATGGTTGAAATAAATCCAGAATGGCTTGGAGGAATGAAAGCCAGGCTAGCTTTGCTAAAACCTGGAACCATTTGGAAAAACGCTAAGGGACACCAGGTTTACATCGATGCAGTCTCTACCAATCTCCTCCGCACAGATCATGCGTTTAGCTATGTAGATTACTATGATGAACTTGGTCTGAAGACCTGTAAGAAATCTGACTTCGTGGCTCAGTATCGGTACTTGGGCAAGGCTCGGCTCCTTCGTCAGGAGCTCTGTTCAAATAGAAACCTAGCGCTACCACAGGCCTCCAGGGTAAAAGCTTGACAGGCTGAGCAATCTGTGATACAATTTCAAACCAAGGGGCAAGAAATGAAACAATACAACACTGACACATACCAACCAGTGCATGAACAGGAGACACTCTGGGTCTATAATGGCCTTGATGTCTGCCTGACCTATGAAATCTTAGATGCACTTCTTCCATTACTAAATGAAAATACAAGCAAGATCTACAAGTGGGAATTTGCCAGTCAAAGTCTTGCTCTGGAGATGATGATTCGCGGACTCCGAGTCGACCGGCAGAAAGTCCAGGAGCTGCTGAAGGAAACCGAAGAGGAATACCAGCATTACTTGGGAATTCTCAATCGAATTGCCGAGGCAACTTGGGATGCTCCACTGAATCCGAATTCTCCAGCACAGCTTAAGGAATTCTTTTATACCTGCATGGGAATCAAGCCGGTTATGTACAGGGGCAAAGTTATTACTGACCGCAAGGCCATGGAGAAAATCATGGAGATGAATCTCTATGCACGGCCTGCTGCTAAGCTAGTCCTGCTCCTGCATGACCTGAACAAGATTCTTTCTGTGCTCAAAACTGAGATTGACCCAGACGGGCGGATGAGATGTAGTTATGCAGTCGCAGGCACAGAAACCGGACGTTGGAGCTCCTCCATGTCCGCCTTTGGCTCTGGAACCAATATGCAAAATATCTCCAATCATCTCAGGGAAATCTTCATTGCAGATCCTGGGCAAAAACTTGCCTATATCGATCTCCATGCAGCGGAATCCAAAGGTGTTGGCTATATCTCTGGAGACCCAGCATATATCAAGGCCTGCGACGAGGGCGACGCACACACCGTAGTGGCTCGACTTGTATGGACACATCTGCCTTGGACAGGGGACATCAAACAGGACAAAGCAATTGCATCCGGCACTCCGTTCTATCGAGAGAACTCCGTGCGAGACATGGCAAAGCGAGGCGGCCATGGGACGAACTACTATGGCACTCCTCCCACCATGGCAATGCACCTCAAGATGCCGGTTGATGTAGTAGCTCATTTCCAAGCGGAGTATTTTAAAGCATTTCCTGGAATTAAGAAATGGCACCAGCGAGTTATCACTGCACTCCAGACCACAGGTAAAATCATCACCTGCTTTGGCCGGGAGCGGATTTTCTTTGGCAAGCCTGATGATAATTCCACAATCCGGGAGGCCATTGCATTTGAGCCACAGTCCACGATTGCAGATATTCTCAATCTGGCTGCATATAAGGTCCAGCGTCGTTGGCATGGAGGAACTGTCAAATGCATGGCTCAGCTCCATGATGCGATTTTGGTTTCTTATCCAGAGGAGCAAGAGGATAGCTTGGTTCCATTGATTCTCAAGGAGATGACAATTCCAGTCCCGTGCCATGGGCATACTATGACAATTGATGTAGAATGTGAATCCGGCTGGAACTGGAGCCATTTTGATAAAAAGCAACCTGATAAAAATCCAGATGGTATAAAAGAGTACAAGGGGCATGATGAACGAACAAGACAAAACAATCCAAGCGAGTCTATTCTCGACTGGAAACTTAATTGATGATTTTGTGATTGATACTCCTTGCCTGGAATCTCCAGAGGTCTTCCGCAAATGGGCAGCTATTTCACTTATCAGTGGAGTTGCCCAGCGGAGAATCTGGTGTAATGTAGGCAAAGGAGCACTCTATCCAAATCAGTATATTATGCTGGTAAGTCCACCAGGTATTGGTAAATCAGTGGTGATTAATATTATTGAAGAGCTCTGGAAAACAACCCCAGGGATCTTCCTTGGGGATTCTAAGACTACAATCCAGGGGCTCCTTGATAACATAGCTGATTCTGCCAATCCTGTGGAGATGAATGGCTTGCCTGTTAATACCCACCCACTCACTGTGGCACCTAGAGAATACGGTACTTTCATGGTAGCATATGACCTGACAGTCCTGAATATCCTGAATGACTTCTGGGATTGTCCGAGGGAATTCTCTGAGCGGACTCGAGGAGGTGGTGAGAATAGCATTGCATATCCAGTGCTTAATATGATTAGTGGCACTCAGCCTAGCTACCTGAACAATGTGCTCCCAGAAGAAGCTTGGAGTCTTGGCTTTTGCTCCCGGTTGATTCTAGTGTATGACTACCGGGCACAGAGGATGCGGACTAGGGATCGACTCCAGGCCAAGCCGTTTCCCAGGGACAAATACACTCTGTTCCTGGAGCAGCTGTCCAAAGTCCAGGGTGAAATGATTCTCACCCCTGATGCCATTGATTACTACGACCAGTGGATTATTGATGAGGGCATGAAACCTGTTCCTATGCATCCTAAGCTAGAGAGCTACATCGCACGCCGACAGGTTCATTGGCTCAAGGTTGCAATGTGTAGAGCCCTTGCAGAAGGTCAAATGGAGATCTCCAGGAGACACCTGGAGCTTGCTAAAAAAGACCTGATTGAAGTAGAGGCCTTGCTCCCAGAGATCTTCAAGGACATTGATAAGGACTCTGATAAAGTCATCCTAGATGAAGTCAAGCTTTTCTTGATTAGACTAACAGCTGGAGGTAAGGCATTGCCTGAGCGAAAGATAGTTCAATTTCTCTCTACTAAAATTGCCCCACAGAGAGTAAACTATTTTATCGACAACCTCCAGCACGCTGGATTCATAACTGAGTGTGAAAACCCTTCCGGACTTACTCAGTGGGGAAATCGTGGATTTAGATTTTTCCGAGCCGGGGTTGATTTAACACAAGGATTTTAATTAAAAGGAGATTCTATAAATGGAAAATAAAGGAAGTATTGAAGAGCAGCTGGAATTGTTTGATTCAGATACTATGGAGAAACTGAGCCCAGATGGGGAGCAGGAGGATCAGAACCAGGATTCCTCCCAAAGTCCCCTCCTCCAAACCAAAAGCCTGGAAATTATTGATGACCCTCAAGGGCCTGCTCCATACATCCACTTCAATTGGCCTGTTCTCAGTGCTGATTCTATCTCTAGTGGAAACATCATGCTTCACTGGGCCTTGGTGCACAAAGAGATCAGTATTAAATCTGCCGCGGAACTCCTGGTCAAGCATCTATCTAATTTCTTGGCCCTGCTTGCTAGAGACCCTGAGCCGAGCAAAGAGGAGCTCAACCATGTCCTGGCTCAATCCCTTGGAGATTATATTGCGTTGCATGGGTGCCTGGCGAATGTTATGCCCAGAGCGGAATTGGATGGGGCGATGTGGGATATTTTAATGGGATTAAAACCCACGGATTAATGGATTGCCGGGCGTTGGTTTGGTTGGTTTTATATGGAAAAAGCGGGGTTGATAAATTACCCCGCTTTTATTTTTGCCGTTTGTATGGTGGATTTTTAGAGCTTGCTCTGAAACCAAAATCCCATAGCAATCTCTACCTCCATTAATCCCACAGAATACCACCAAGCTCTGGATAGTACTGAGTGTTTCTCTCAAGTGGAGTCAGTATTCTGCCCTCCAGTCTCTTATTAGCAGATTTCATCATATTTTGCACATCGACTCCATCTGCGATTGCTCTGGAGACAATTTTCTGAATCAACCTACCATCCTGAGCATCCAAGGCATCTGCCATGGCTTCCCCATACTTAGCAGTCAGAGCACTTTGCTTCTCCTTGCTCTTCCAGATTTCATTGGAAATCTCAAAGCCCTGCTCAATCCGGATACTAGGCAGATTGAAATACTGATACGCCAGGGCTTCCATAGGACTCAGCCCATCGATTATCTTATTCCGGTTCAAGCCATACAAGGAATCTCCTACAACCTGCATGCTCCGGTAGATCATTTTTGGAGCCAAGGCTCTGCTCAACTGCAATTGAAACGCCTCGCTCTGTGCTGGGTTCTCCCCACTGGTGCTCCAGTAGTCAAATCCTGCTCCAGCAGCTTTCCATAGAGAAGCTAATCGATTCCCCCAGACCATTCCCATGAACCGCATGGTTTCCTCACCTGGGTCTCTGAATGGGGAATTAATCTGGCTCTTTAAAGAGATCCCAAAGGCGCCTGGGACACCATAGAGCAGACTCGAGCTCCCAAGTCCATCTCCCCAGTTCTCATAAAGCAGTTCTTGCAACTTCTGCTCTGAGCCCCACTCTGCAAAGCCTTGTGCTACTGCACCAAGTTCACTTGCACTCAAGCCACCCAGCACACTAGTCGCAACATTACTCCACATATACGGAGCCCAGCAATTGTATTTCAGCCCTGCATTGAGATATTCCAGCTGCCAGCCCACAAAGTGCATTGTCCAGTTTTTGAACAGACCCCAGGCTTGCCCAACAGGCCCTTGGAGAATCTTAGCTCTATCCGAGGCTGCAAACTGAAACATAGTATTTTCCATGAATCGGCGAGCTCCACTATAGACCTGCTCCTTAGTCAACTGTCCAGTTGCTTTAGCAATGGAGTCAAAATAAGCATAGCCTACAGTGAGGGCATAGCCACGACTTGCTTGCTCTGAAAAGCTAGGCAACCCTGTAGCAGCTTCTTTGAGCATTCCAGAGAAATTACCCTTTTTCAATGAGTCCACTAAGCCTTGGCTAATCTGGCTATTCTCCCCAATATAGCTCTCAATGAACCGGGGACTCAGTGCACCATCCGCGATTGCCTGATCTAGGAATTCCTTGAATCCTGCTCTCCGCTCTGGATGTGCCATAAGTTTCCAGCCCTCATACATGACTTTCAGCGGATTCATCGTGCTCGCCTGGCCACCTCTTCCAGAGGCACTCACTAAAGGCACTGTGTCATATGCCCAAGCCAAGGCCTCAGGACAGTTCTTCAGTAGGCTTAATTGAGGCAGTACCGTGGTAATCGGCTGCAGCATATTAGCTGTTACATAGGCCAAGTTTGCAAAGCCAAGATCCAGATAGACACTTGCAGTATTCAGCGTCCGGACAATCTTGCTAGCAGACCCAGTACCAAGCACTGGAGCCAGGATCTGATCTGCAAATTTATTCACAGCCTGACCAAGCAGTCCCTCCTCTCCTCTCAGTGCCTTGAGTTTATCATCCAGTTGAATCGCCGTTTGAGGATCATCAATTGCAAGAGTAGCCAGGTCTTTCGCACTAACCCGCTCATTGATTTGTCTTGCAAGCCAGGTGTATTTGTTATCCACACTGTATCTCAGATTTTCAATTAGCTCCTCTGCTGTCTTCCCTCTGTTATATCCACCAACACCAGCCTGGGGCATGAAGAAACTTGCCTTCTGAACCTCCGGATGCTTCAGGGCATACCGCTTCGCTAGCTGCTCTCCAAGTTCAAAATCACTCGCACTGAGAAGTTTTTCCTGAGCCAGGTCTAGATCCCGATTGAGGGTCCACCAGTTCCCAAGTCTCCATTTCTTCCCCTCAGCAGCGGCTTCATTAATTACCCCCTCCGCCAGCTTGGTAACACCTTTTTTATTATTCCCAGAGACAATATGCACAAGAGCCCCATTTTCATCTGTGATACCTTGCCGGATGCTTCCTTTCCAGTAATGACTAAATCCATAGTGGCCTTTTTTCATAGGAAACAATTTAGCATCAGGAATCCCCAGGCCAATTGCTGAGTCAAAGATTTCCTTATAGACTCCCTTGTCAATCTGGTCTAGCTTGGTTAAGACCTCAACTCCATCTGAGCCAAGATTCCGCAGAATCTCCGGGCTTTTCAAGACCACCTCAAAAGGAATCTGCTTGTCAATAATCCCAACCAGTTGATCAAACCCAGTCGAGTTCTTTTCAGCTAGTGCTCGGAGCCTGGTGGCAAAAGCTCCTGGATCTGCTCGCTTGATTCCTTTTCTGGTTATCTCCCAGACATTCTTTCCTTCTGTAGAGACCTTTCCAAAGAGCCACTCTGCAGCTCGTTTCTTTCCATTGTCTATATTAAACTGTTGCAGGGCATAGATCTTTCTAGCCAAAGGACTATTCTTGAACTGAAACACAGTTGGCTTGATGTATCTATTAAAGGCATTCTTGACATTCTCTGCCAGCAAATTATCCCCGCCAGCAACAGTGTCAAGACCTCCTTCCAAGCCTGCTTTCTTCAACCATTGGTCTGTAATTCCAGCTACACTTCGAGAGCTCCTCTTCAGGCCCTGAGCACCAGGCTCCATGAGATCATTGAAAACTAAGGCTTTGTCCAGAATCGCCCCAGCATCCCCTGTTCCTTTCACAATAGAATCCGGATCCAGCCAGGCCTTTTTATCAAGAACTTTTGCCAGGCCAGCCTGCTCACCAACAAAGAATCCCGGATTATCTGTTTTAGCCAGGAACCATTTTCCAGGTCCTGCTTCCTTAGCGATAACCCAGAGTCCTTCTTCTTCCTTTCCGATTCTCCAACCCTGACCAACAGGCTGCAGGTTCTCTTGGATTCTCTTGGTAACCTGAGCACCTGACTTGGCTCCTTTCGGAGATATCCAGCGTGGATACTGAACTTCTTCAATCCAGCCTTGGGGAAGATCCAAACCAGCCAGAACAGAATCCTTAGCAGCCAGGCTCTGAAACCCCTTCTCCGAGTCTACAATGAATTTTCTCGCTGGAGCACCAGCTGTTCCTTTAAACAGGCCTCCAATCTTTCCGCCCATTCCAAGCTCCAGGTCTCCAACCATTCTCCCTGCTTCTTCATTCAGGATTTTGTTCTCCAAGGCATAGATGCTCTGCTGAAGTGTCCCTGCTGTTTCCAGATCATTTGGATCAAGCCTGCCCAATCCCTCTTTCACCTGCCTCAGCTGATACTGCCAAGGATCACCTGGGTCCAGTGAGGCCAACACCTCTGGAACCTTTGCTTTTTTCCCAGCAGCAGAAATCAAACCAAGACCTCCTGAGATCAATCCTGCTGTTCCTAAGTCCACCCCAGCTTGCAGCACCCGTTCTCCAAGATCTGCTTCCCCATAGGTATCTTCCCCATCAGCTAACTGAATAGCATAACCTGCTCCTTGCCGACCAAGCTCAAAAGGAGCCCATAGAGCAATCTCCTTGGCAGCTGTTGCCTTAAACGGAGAAGCAGCGAATTTCTCCGCTGCTCCAAGTCCTTGTGCCCATTTACCGTATTTAGTAGCTTTTGTTAATTTCAAGGCACCAGCACCACCTGCAAGCAAACCTGCAATATCTGTTGCCAAGGCCATCTTTGGATTCTCCGCAGCCCATTCCTGGACCTCCTCATTTGGATTTTCCAGACCCAGCAATCCAGCTGTATTAGACCAAATTGCATTTTTAACAAAGTTCTCTAAATAACTAGCCATTTATTAATCTCCTTCTCCATTCAAAGCTCCTTTAGCTGCTGCATATTGCTGCATGTAGCCTAGGATATAAGGAACCTGATCTTTTTGCGGCAGGGTCATAGCATCACGTTTAGCCTTTTTTGCTGCCTGCTGCATAGTCATCTTAGGCTTTTCCATGATGTCAATCAAGCTGGCATTTCCACCAACAACCCGGGCTTCCTTGGTTTTATCACCACCAGTCCAGCCACCAGGTCCATAGGCTCCGCTATAAAAGGCATTTGCTTTTGCCTGCTGCATAGCAGCTTGCATTTGAAGCTGTTGATTGCGAAGACTCAGCTCAGCTTGCCGTAAAGCCTGATTCTGTTCTGCTTCTTGCAAAGCAACATCTTTCATAGCCTTCCACATTTCTAGCTCTGCTTTTTGTTGCTTAGACTTGTTCCTCGTCGCTGCCTCATCATGATTCCGTTCTTTGTCAAAATCTGCCATGATTTTAGCAGCTTTACTCCAGTCTCCAGCCAGATTACTAGTCAGGTCAATATTCGCAAGGGCTTCACCAAATGAAGTCAGCCAATTATGTCGTGCTACTTCTTGCTCTGTGTCAATATCCAGATCCTGGATCTTCTGCCGGAGTGCAGAGTAATCTACATTGGGTAGATTAATCGCTGAAATTCCTGGGATCTTGATTCCAGTCCCAGCTCCAGTTCCAAGACCTCCTCCCCTACTTCCACCAGCCAGCTCTTTCTTATAAGCCTCCAGCGCCGGATTCTCCTTAGTCTCATCTCCACTCATAAGCCATTTCAGGGTTTCCCAAGGAGATCTCCCTGCCCAATATGCCCCTTTGAGACTAGTATCAATAAAATTATCCTGGTCTCCAAAAGGTTCTGATTCAATCCGACCTAGATAATCTGACATATTAGCCAAACCACCAAGGATAGCAGCATTATGCCCTTCAGTTGTAGCTTTAGTTTCCTCACTAGGTCCTCCTTGAAACAGGTTCTTATAATAATCCATAACTTGATTCTTTGCTTCAGTGAATCCCTCTGAGATACTTTTCTTAATCTTATCCCAGCTTTTTTCACTATCCTCAACTCGTTCCTGATAGCTTGGTTCTTGGCCAGCTACCCAAGGCAAAGCCAGATATTCACTTCTAATAGGTGCTTTACTCATTAAGACCTCCAACTGCTAGACCCGAGATATTTTCCATTGGCAGAACCGGAGCTGATTCCACCACCTGATGAGGAGACTCCTGAGTTTCCACCTCCAAAGAGTCCACCCAAGAGATTACTACCGGAGCCACCACCAAACAGGCTGCTTGCCATGCTAATTCCAGAGCCCATGCCGTTCAGGAAGCCCTGTGTCCCATAAGCACTTGGATTGATGCTAGGATACGGAGAGTACCCAATACCAACAGCGTTGCCGAATTGAGTAGCCAGGTTCCACAGATAATCACTAGTATATTGCTTATCCTTAGCACTCTGCATCTGGAGCTGACTTGGTGTAAGTGCAGTATTGAGATATCTATTCAGACTCTCCGAATCTGCAGCAAGCAAACTAGCAGTCTGAGCTCGCTGATTTTGCAAGTCCTGCAGACCCTGACTGATAACTGTATCCTCAGCATCTTCCAGGAGCCGTTCTCTATTCAAATAATCCCTAGCTCCACCATAGGCACCTTGATCAATTGCAGCACTTCTTGCATACGGTAGAGTCTTCTCCTGGAGATCCTCTATAATTGGCATAGTCTGGCCATAAAGCTCAGGCATGATGCTTTCTGTGGCCTTCCTATAACCAAGCCCTAGACTCCCTGTTCCCTCATTAGTCAAATACTGCTGCCAAGCACTGTCTCCTTGAGCAAGACTTGTCGCCAAATTTCCTTCCGCAGTTGCACCTTCCAGATACTGTGGAGCATACTTTTCCCAGCTCTTTCTAGTATCCGCATACTGATCCTTGACTTTTTGTCTATTTGTCTGCTGTTCAAAGTATTCCAACAAGGCTGCTTTCTGCGCAGCTTTAGCATTCTTAGTTGCTGCAGATTTTCCCATAAGGCCACCTGCTAAAGCTGCGCCTCCTCCAACCAATAAAGCTGTTTCAACACCCATATTTAAAATTCTCCTTTGTTAAAATCGAGACTACAATTCCACCCGATCTCTGTTTTTCTTCAAACCCAAGGGCTCTTGCAAAAACCAAAGCAGGTTTCTTATCTATCGGAGTCAATCCGTAGACACAACCTGCATCGGTGTCTTGAAAGAATAGCTTGAGAGCTTCTTTAGCAGCTCTTAATCCAGTCCGGCCTTTCCAAGCTGGTTCTATATACATATGCCCAATCCAGAGATCTGTGCTAAGCAAATACTGGAAAATAAACTGACAGTGTTCATTTCCATAAGCTTTCCAAGGGCCAATGCAGAGTACCTTGAGATCTCCACCATAGGGTTCTACTAGGGTCAGTTCATGCTTGCACAAGGCCTGGATTCCTAAATCGTTCTCCATTGTCCCTCCCACCAGATTTTCAGGACAGGACTAGCAGAAGCATCAGATCCTAAGACCCCAATTAAATCTCCTTTTCCTGCAATTGGATAGCCGTTTCTTGCTTTCCCAGGTTGTTCTTTTATAATGCTCAACCTTGGACTTTGACTACCCAACCTGAGGAACTCCTGCTCAACCTGTTTTTGCATTTCAGATGCCCAAGATCTCCAGTCATCAAAGTCATTTGGATTAGGAAAATTCTGCATTGCTAAAGTCTCCCTTGTACCTGCTGACCAAATATATCAATACAGCTAAGTTTCCAAAGCCAGATTGGATTTTTATCCTTGATTCTGATTTTGAAATACCTAGCTGTGAATCTAGTCCAGTTGATTAAATCAAGATCCCTAATAGAAAATTCCTCTCCCCAAGTAATTGGATCTTGGAGTCTATCCCGCCAGCCGAATTGAATCTTAGCTTCAGTCTCCCCTGCTGATTTATGCTCCACGAAGAAAGTGTCTATATATTTCTGTGCAGAATTATCCAAGTCCAAATCCTTACTCTCAATCCAGCATTCTTCAGCAGCACTAGCTGAATTATACAGCTTCCCATTGATTTCAATTTTTGCTAGCCCTGAAACCATAATACACCTCCATAGCTGCTTTGTTCAATCTTCCCATAGCCAAAGCCCAGGCCTCCAGTGATGTTTTCACCAAGAGTCAAGATCCCATCTCCCTCACTTAGATTAGCCGCACTTTTTAAGTCATCAATATACAAGACCCCATCATTATCACACCAGTATTCTCGATATGCACAAGCTCTGTCCCAATTCAACAAGGTCCAGAGATTATTCACCATATTGAATCCAAAACAGAGAATCTGTCTAGACATCTGAGGAACAAAAATAAATACATGCTGGAGAATATTCCAAGCACCAACAAAACATTGTTCTGCCAGGGAGATATTCATATTAGTGCTAATTGTATCACTAACCTTGCCTTTGTCAATATAGCTGAAGCTAGATCCATTTGAGCACCAGATACCATTAGGACCAAATCCGAAGACTGTGTTATTAACAATAGTGATACTCTTATGATTCCAAATTCCAGCTCCTTCAAAGATTTTCTTATAGCCGAATATATAAGGAGTAGATAGGTAGTTCAGCTTAATAACCTCTTTCTGAGTGCAAATCAAGGCAATGTCATCATTAGCAACCCCACCAATGATGTCTCCTTGACAGTCCCGAATGAACAAGGAACCTGCCTGATTATCTTGCTCCGGCGTCCAGAGCTCTGGATTATCATCATCACACCAATAGACATATTCTTTTCCAACTGCCAGGACATAATTCTTGAACTTGAGCAGGAAAACCACCCCAGTAGGAGCATCTGAAATCAGACTAAACTGCGGCGGATTTTCTCCTTCCTCTCCTGGTTTCCAGATATAAATCTTTCCACCATGACTACCAATCATCCAGGTTCCATATGCAACAAAACTCCAAGGCCCTGTTGAATTATCACCTGCTGGAGTTACATTATAAATTTTTGCTTGGGAGATTGAGTAGACTAGCACGCTTGTATTGGTGCCAAGGAAAACCAAATCCCCTGTACGATTCATAGCGTTGATTTTCAAGCCTGTTTTAACAAGAGGAATTTGACCAGGCAAAGGCTGAAGTTCTTTGTCTACAAAAAGAACATTCCTACCGTCTTCCCAGAGAGATGGAGTCTGATCCGGAAGATCTGGAGTCAAGCCTATTGCAAGCTGGTCCAAACGTACTAGTCTTTCACTCATTTATTTCTCTTTCTCATTTGGAGCTGTGGCAACAGCGATAGTATCAATGATCTTTTTCGCCTTGTTCACCTGCTCCGGTTTAGCATTTCTGACATTCAAGGCCAGGATATTCAGAATATTCTTTACCCAGCCTGACCCAGGCACCAGAGCACAAATAGCAGAAGCTCCAGTAACCACAGAGCCAATAATAGTAGCGACAGTTTCGAAATTCTCAGAACAAAACTGAAATATGCTGTGCAGCATGATTAATCCTCCTCAATCTCAAAATGGGGTTTATCAACAAGGCTTGTCCAAAAACCACCCCAAGAGATCTCAGGATAGCCTAGCTTTCCGGCACAAAACGTGCCAACTCTGCCAAGAGTATTCCAGACTTTAGCATTTGAATCAATCTCACCATTTGCTAAACGAGGAATTGGATAGGGGTAGAGATCAACAGCTTTGCCAACCAGATGCTTGCTCCGCATAGTCTTAGAGACTCCTTTCTTGATATTCTCCTGTTGCTGTGTAACCGATCTGATTCCCTCAATTACACTTACATCCATGTACCAGAGAATCTCATCCACAAGAGCAACCAGGCGAGGGTCTAGACCAACTAGTCTCTCCTTGCTTCTCTTACTCAACTCGAATTGTTTCTTTTGCCTTTTCAAGATGTCTCTCCCTTTCAAACAAAGTTGCATAATCAATCCGGATCTGGATTAATTGTGCAAGCATGCTTTCCTGATTCTGTGCCAGTTTTTCAATGCTTTTATTAGTAACATAGTTCTGGGCTATATTGAGTTTGATTAGCTCAATTTCCTTAGCTAGATTATAATATTGCTTGATAACCGCACCAACCAGGACTGTCGTAACCGACACACAGATTTCTAATAAATATTCCATACTAGGTTCTTTCTTTGGTTTTAATCAAAGCTATTATAACATAGTCTCAGTGATCTGTCAATAGAGCAAAAGAAAAGGCTGGGAGCTTTAATTCCCAGCCTTTGCATCATGGTCTTGGCATCAGATAGTATTTCTTAGCCTTACCCTCCGGCCCATCCTTATCCCGTAGGAACTTCAAGGCTCGGTTTATATAAACTTGTGGATTCTCATTTGGCTCGAAGTAATCACTCCGCTCCATATTCAGAACATAGTAGAAATCATAGAGATTGAATTTCTCTTGATTGAAATCAATTTGAAGAGAAGCTGCAAGATCAGCTGCATCCTTGACTGACCAGTACTGACCTGCACTGCCGTCTTCATTCTTCATTTCACTCACTGCTTTCTCAGCAGATTCTTTTGTGAAATGCCAGCCATAGACAAGGCATTCTGCCTTTTCCTTGTGCTTATGCCAGTGGCTTGGATTCTGCTCATAGGCCCAATCAATCAACTCAACTAGTTCTTCCAGAGCTTCTACTTTTCTTTCCAATGCTAGATTCTTCTCCTCAGCTTCCTCCAGCATTTTCTTACACCATCCCATTTTGGTTCTCCTTTAGAATAAGGAAGGGCCCTTGGAGAACCCTTCCTTGGATTGAATCAGATTAAGCAGTCGCAGTGCTCGTGGTGGGAGTATTGATTTTATCCCAGATCCGATCAAGCATGTTGCTGGTAGAGCAGCAGCAAGCCTGGAACTGTTTCTCCAGGCCACACAAGCGTTCATTGAAGCCAACGCTCTGGAGCAGATTCGATTTATCAGCATACAAGCGAGCATTTTCAGTCTGCAGGGCAGTGATAGTATTCTGATCAATTTTGTTGCCAATACTAGCAAAGCCAGCAGTCATGGCAGACAGAATTTCCCTGGTTTGCCCGGAGTTCTGCAAAGCAGCTGCAGCAGCGGTTGTGTTAACAGTCTGGTTGACTCCTGCAAAGCCCTGACACAAAGCGCTCTGAATACCAGAGATACCATTATTCAAGGAGTTGTAGAAATTCTGTGCCTGGATGTTATCCAACTGACTGGTGATACCAATATCAGCAGCAACAGCACCAGCACCAACTCCACGATTTCCCCAACCGCCAAAGCCGTTTCCACCAAAGGCAAAGATTGCGAAAATCAAGAACGCCAGAAAGCCCCAGCTTCCCATTCCTTCATTGTTCATTTTAGGTCTCCTCTTTGATTAACAAGAAATAATTACATCTTAGGAGCACCTGGAATGCCAACCTTGCTGACAATAGATGAAATCTGGTCAGAGGTTATGCTTTGCAGCTGCTTCATCTTGTCCTCAGGACTTGTAGTATTAAACATATTCACAAACTGATCGAATTCAGCACGAGATGGTTCAGCCATACCAAGCTGAGAACAGAATGCTTTATATTGCTGATACATGGAATCACTAGCTACAAAACGCTTAGCCATAGCTTGTGCAGCGGTAGTGAGAATTGAGGAAAGATTAAACATTGTTTTGACTCCTTTTGTTGTAATTACATAATTAGGATAGCATAGGAGTAGGAATTTGTTGTGGGTGATTTATGGTAAATTTGTGGTAGGAGGAGGGGAGGAGGGAGTCTGTTAAAATAAAAAGAGCTGGGATTGCTTTGGATTTTCACACCCGAGCAATCTCAGCCACATTAATCCAGAATTCCTAACCACTGAAGAGCAGCATGAATCTTTCTCAAGGCTGCTGTGGTTTTCTTTGATACACCAGATTCATTTAGATTAACCTTGTCATCAGTGCTTATGTGGAATCTAGATTTTTCTTTACAGTATTTCAGAAGGATTATTCTAGCCTTTTGATCGGAAAGACCTGCCTTTTCTAAGATAGTTTCTATTTCTTCTTTACAAGCTGTTCTTAGCCAAGCTTTAGTCGAGTCAAGTCCTTCTTGATATTTCATTATTAGGGCTCCTTATGAAACTCTTCTCCAGATATTAACAACATAGGCAGGGGGTTGGACAGTGGTGGATCTGCCGTAGATTGCTGAGACTGCTGAATTATTGCCAGAGGTACTACTTTGATTATTATAGTTAAACCAACCACCACCACTTCCAACACCATTGTTAGGACCTCCTGACAAAGCAGGATCTTTAAAATAAAAACTAGTCGAATGTGTATGCGTAATGTCTGGCAATCCAGCTTCAATCAAGCTTCCAGCAGCATGGCTTGAACTGGAACCCTGGAGAACTCTATCTTGTGCAATGAGTTCCCAGGTTCCAATCCCTAAAGCCTGCAAAGGACAAGTGCTCATTGTCCCAATATAGACCCCCCC